AAGAGGTATATGCACAAGGTAAGTTAGTAGGAAGCGTGTCTCACGAGATTACAGTGCGTTACAGGACTGATATTACTAACGCATCTAGAATAAGTTTTGATAGCAAATTGTTTAATATAAGAGCAATTATAAATGTAGATGAAAGAGACAGATTTCTTAAATTATTATGTGAACAAGGCATAGCAACATGAAGTTTACTGACCCAAAAAAACTACAAGCACATTTAGATAAAAGAGCAACTACAATAGCAAAAAAAAATGTAACAAAAGTTGTTACTCATGGAACAATGATGGTTGAAAGAACTGCACAAGAAAGCATAAAAGAAAAAGGAACTGGTAGGTCTTATACTAGAAATGGTATAACACATACAGCATCATCAGCAGGAAATCCACCTGCAACTGATAGTGGGTTTCTAGGTCAAAATATCACAATGAATGTAACCTCTAAACCTGATGGAAGTGTAGTAGGTCAAGTTATATCAGCATCTCCTTACTCAAAAGCATTAGAGTACGGAACTGTTAACATGCAACCAAGACCATTTATGCATCCAGCATTCCAAAAAAATAAAAATAAAATATCAAATTTATTTAAGAAAAAAGGAATCATTAAATGAGTATTGGACAGTTTCAATTACAAACAGCAATCTATTCAGCTCTTAATGTTTCAGCAATTACAACAGCGTTAAATTGTGGGGTGTATGATGAAGTTGTAGAAAGTGCTTCCTATCCTTTTATATCACTTGGTGAAGAGACTGCAATAGATTACAGTACCAAAGATACAAATGGTGGCGAATACACTATCAATATAGATATTTGGTCACAATATAAAGGCGCAAAGCAGACAAAAGAAATAATGGACAAGATACACGATTTATTGCATGATATAGACTTAACAGTCGTTGGATTTAATTTAATTAACCTTAGATTTGAATTTAGCGACATAATGAGAGACCCAGATGGTGTTACTCGGCATGGAGTCATGCGATTCCGAGCAATAATTTTAGGCTAAACTAACTTTATCATAGGAGAATAAAATGGCAGCACAAAAAGGTTTGGACATGTTAATTAAAATGGACATTAGTGGTACTCAAACTACTATTGGTGGACTAAGATCATCTTCAATCAGTTTATCTGATGAATCACTAGATGTTACTAATAAGGATAGTCTTGGCACTAGAACATTATTAGCAGGTGGTGGAGTAAATAGTGTAGCAATAAGTGGTTCAGGAGTCTTTACAGATTCTGCATCAGAAGTTGCTTTAAGAACTTCTTACCAAGCACAACAAAACACAACTAATGGGTCTTCTGCACAAACAGCAGCTTTTGAAACATTCCAGTTCTTAGTACCAAATTTAGGTACTTATACTGGTGCTTTCAATATCACAAGTTTAGAATATGCAGGTGAATACAATGGTGAAGTTACTTACTCAATGTCTTTTGAGTCAGCAGGGTACATTACATTCGCAGCAGTTTAATAAGGAGTAGCTTATGACTTGGGAAAAAGTAATCGTTAAAATAGGCAATCAAGATGTTCAAGCTATGTTTAATGGTGAAGATTTAGATATGCCTGTATGTGATATTAAAGACACGATCAAAGTTAATGGTAAAGTCATGCAAGTCATATCTTCATGGATTGACACAAGGGATGGAATTATTAAAGTAAAACTTGCAAAAGCAAGTCAACCGAAAGGAGAAAAGTCAGATGGCAAACAACAAACTAAAGGGTGAAATCACTGTTAAACTAGCAGGTAAGGACTATAAATGTAGACTTACTATTGATTCAATTATGCAAATTGAAGATGCTTGTAACTGTGGAATCTTAAAACTAGCAACAAGAATGGGTGAAGCTGATATTCGTATGTCAGAAATTATAAATGTATTACTACCTGCTATGCGAGGTGGTGGTAACGATTTACAAAGAAAAGATATCATTCAAATCGTGCAAGATGCAGGAATAGTAAAATCAACTACTGCTGTAGCTAACTTATTGGCAAAATCTCTAACTGATGATTCAGAGGAAGAAGCAGACGAGGGAAAGCAAGAACAGGCGGATTGATAAGTGATTCCCTTCCAATTAGACGCTACTTTTCTATTTGTGTTGGAATGATAGGCATGTCGTGTAATAATTTTTGGAAATCTAGTCCACAAGAAATTTATTTAGCTATAGAAGGCTTTGTTGAATTTAATGGTAGTTCGCAAAAAGAAGAAAAAATGACTAAAAGTCGCTTACAAGAGATGATGGAGTTATACCCTGACTAATGGCTACAACAGTTGATCAACTAGTAGTAGAAATACGAGCTGAGACTAAAAAACTTAGAAAAGGTCTTGATGGTGTCAACAAAAAATTAGATAAAACAAAAAAAACAACTAAAGGTGCTAATTCTGCATTTAAGCAAATGCAAGCAGCTCTTGTTGCAATAGGTGCAGCACAAGTTGTAGGTAAAGTTGTAGAGATCAATAGAACTTTTGAAGATTTAGAAGCAACATTAAGAGCAGTTACAGGTAGTGCAGAAGCTGCAAAAAAATCTTTTGAATTAATAAGAGCCTTTACATCAACAACTACTTTTCAAATTGAAGAAGTCGCACAATCTTTTATTACACTTAAACAAGCAGGAATAATACCTACTAGTGATGCACTAATGGATTTTGGTAATTTTGCAGCAGGTATGGGTAAAAGTATTACACAACTTGCACAAGCAGCATTTAATGCTACTACAGGCGAAATGGAAATGCTTAAACAGTTTGGTGTTATTGCAAGACAACAAGGCGATCAAATTACTGTTACTTTTGATGGGACTACTAAAACTATAGAAAGATCAGGTGATGCTATTGTTGATTATTTAAGGTCAATAGGTAGAGAAAAATTTCCTACAGCAATAGAAGAAAGATTTAACACATTATCAGGAGCTATATCAAACTTAAATGACCAAGTGTCTGAATTTGCAGTATCAGTTGGTGATGGTGTAGGTGGTACTGGATTAAGACAAGGTTTTATTGATTTAGCAAAAGCAACTGGTAGTTTAATAGAGACACTAAGACCTTTAGGTCAAGTTATTGGTTTTATTATTGGTGCTATTTCTGATTTAATTACAACTATAGTAATTGCTGTTGACAATATTCTTGTTGTAGGTAGAGCAATACTTGATATCACAAGTTATTTTGAAATATTCGGTGGTATTTTAGATGGCAGTATTGATTCATTTGATAAATTTAAAGTTGCTGTTAGAGGTGGTACAAGCGATTTAGATGAATTAGACAAAACATTACTTGAACTATTAGCAACAGGTGGAGATTTTAGACTTTTATTTAATAAAGCAGAAGAAAAAGATTACAAATTATTTGTTGAATTAAGAAAACAGGTAGAAAAAACAAGAAGTGGTGTTAAAGATTTAATAGACAAAGACTTTGCAAGATTAAGATCAATAGTAAGTAAAACTGTAGAAGCACAGCTTACTATGGATGTAACAGCATCTTTAGCAAAAGTTGGAGAACTTCAAGACAAATTAGATGCACTTATATCTTCAGGTAAAACAGGCAGTGAAGAATTCAAAAAAACATTAGACGAATTGTCACAACAAAATATAGGCAGATTTGTAGGTAGTGGAGAAAATAGATTTTTTCAAGTTAATGAAGCTGAAGTAGAAAAAAGAAGAAAAGCATTTTTAAGATCATTATTAGGTGTTGACAGCATTGAAGAATTTATGCAAGAAATAACTGATAGTACAGAATTAATACAGCCTAAGTTAGAAGAATTATCTGATACTTTTAAGTCAACATTAATGCCAGCAATACAAAGTACTTCACTAGCATTTACTAATGATTTTGTTAATGCATTATTAAATGGTGAAAATGCTTTACAAAGTTTTCAAGACTTTAGTAAAACTATAGTAAGTCAAATAATTAGTACCTTTTTACAGTTAGCTGTGGTCAATGAAATACTTAATAATGTATTTAACCTACAAGGTGCAAATAGATTTTCAACATTTAGAAATATGAATCCGACAGATAATAATGCAGGTGGTGGGACGATACAAGGTGGTAGACCAACTTTAGTTGGTGAACGTGGTGCTGAAATATTTGTACCTAATACTGGTGGTACTATCATGAATAACATGAATAGCAAAAACGCTATGGGTGGCGGTGGGACTACAGTTATAAATCAATCAATTAACTTTGCTACAGGTATTGTTCCAACTGTAAGAGCAGAGGTAATGCAAATGATGCCACAAATAGCAGACGTAACAAAAGCTGCTGTACAAGAATCAGCAATGCGTGGTGGAACTTTTAGAAGGAGCT